GTGCTGGATGAGTCCCTGTCGCTGCGTGACGAAGGGTTGTCTGCCTACCATCAGCGGCATATCAAACAGGGCGCGCTCGGTGCGTTCTTGCTTGCTGTCGACGAGGGCCGTATTCCTGAGGGCTCGGTGCTAATTGTTGAAGGGCTTGACCGGCTCAGCCGGGCGGAGCCTTTGCAGGCGCAGGCGCAGCTTGCGCAGATCATCAATGCTGGCATCACCGTGGTAACAGCCAGCGACGGCCGGGAGTACAACCGGGCGGGGCTCAAGAGCCAGCCTATGGATTTGGTGTACTCGCTGCTGGTGATGATCCGCGCGCATGAGGAATCGGACACAAAGAGCAAGCGCGTTAAGGCCTCGATCCGGCGACTGTGTGATGGCTGGGTAGCCGGTACCTACCGAGGGCTTATCCGTAATGGCAATGACCCGAGCTGGTTACGCTGGGATGGCAGTGCCTGGCAGTTGATCCCTGAGCGTGTCGCGGCAGTGCGCTATGCAATTGAACTTTACCGGCAGGGCGATGGCGCTACCCGTGCTGCTCGCAAAATGGCTGAAAGCGGTATGTCCCTATCTGGCCGGCCGATGGCAGGCCAGCAGCTGTATCGACTGGTGAAGCTGCCGGCATTGCGCGGGGCCAAGCGCATCAGTGTTGATGGTGAAGACTATGTTCTTGAGGACTATTACCCCCGGCTGATGAGCGACGAGGAGTTCAGTGAGCTGGAGTCCTCCAACGCTGTGCGCCACGGCCGGCGCGGTGCAAGCGATATCGTCGGCATCGTTACGGGTGTCGGCATGACCTACTGTGGCTACTGCGGCACGGCTCTGGTCGCACAGAACCTGGTTGGTCGCGCGCGCAAAGATGGCACCCTCGCTGATGGTCACCGGCGCCTGCACTGTGTTTCCTATTCCAGTGGGCTTGGATGCGCGGGGGCGAGCTGCAGCTCGGTACCGGTTGAGACGGCGGTGCTGTCCTATTGCTCTGACCAGATGAACCTCACTCGCCTAATGGAGCCTGTAGACGATGGCCAGGTGCTGCAGAAGCGATTGCAGGCAGCACGGCGGAAGCATGGTGAAGTAGAGAGGCAATTGACGCGGGTGACTGAAGCCCTGTTGGCCGACGACCAGGGCGCAGCACCACTGGCATTTGTGCGCAAGGCACGAGAGCTAGAGGCCGAATTGAAGACGCTGCAGCTTGAGATTGAACAGCTTGGGCGTGAGCAGGGTGCGCACGGTACAGGAAGAACGCCTGCTGCGGCGGAGCAATGGGCGAAGCTGACGGCTGAGGCGGGTGACATCTACAGCCCGGTGCGTGAACAGCTGCGGCAGCTAGTGTTAGATACCTTCAGCCGGATAGTGGTGTACATGCGCGGCCTGGTGCCTGATCCGGACGGCAAGACGATTGCCGTCTTGCTTGTTTCGCGTTCCGGTCAGCGGGTGATGTTGGAAGTGGATCGCCGGTCTGGCGCGTGGGTTTCCCGCACCGACCGGGGTGGGTGATCAGGCAGCCTTGTCGGCTGCCTGTTGCTCTGTTGGAGGCCCAGCGTGCACCACCAGGTGCCCTTGGCCTTGCCAGAAGTTTTCCTGCGCTTCGATGCAAACGCGCCAGGCAGCCCACGCAACGCTCGGGCCTGCCTCGATGACGTTGCCGGCTTCGTCAATGATAGCCAGCCGGGCAGGCTTGCCAGTCGCCGTTTTGGCAGTGAAGCCAGTGCTGATAGTTGCGCTGACGCTGCATGCCAGCAGCGGTGGGTTGGGTACTGAGTTCTTCATCAGCGCTTACCTCGCTTCTGTTTCTTCTTGCCGCCGTGGGCGGTTGCACGCCAGCTGACGAAGGTGGCTATGCCGCCGGCTTCGTTGCCGAGTTCGTCAATGGTGGCGTCCATGATTGGGTACAGCTCTTCGGAGGTCGCGGCCTGGATGGTCTTTGTGGACTCCATCAGCGTGCGGCCGTCTGGGGTTTTGATCAGGTATTCGACTGACCAACGCACGCGCCTGCGCGGCAGTGAGCCTTTGACCTGTGCGCCCCGGCCTGGCGGCAGCTCGGTGCTGTGGAATATGGTGCAGGTCATGCCGCTTCCTCCCCGCTCTGCTGGTCCACCAGGTTGGCGCGCACCAGTGCGGCTGCTACGGGTGGGCAGACGCTGTTGCCGCACATGCGCACTTGGGCGGCTTTGCTCAGGCGTTTGCCGGTGGCGGTGCGGTCGTGGATGTAATCAGCCGGGAAGCCCTGGGCGGCGTAGAGTTCGTGCGGCTCGAGCATGCGCATGCCGATATCGACGATCTGGTAGGGCTCGCCTTTGACCATCACCAAGCCGATGCGGTCTTTTGTGGTGATGGTGTGTAGCGGTTCGGCCAGGCTTTGGCCAACCGCGGTGTCGTAGTACTTGAGCAGGAAGGCGCGCACTTCGCCGAGGTGGTTGCCCTGGGCGCTGATGGTTGCTGCTGGCTCGGTTACGGGTTGGCCATCACGGCAGGTGCCGCGCAGTTTGATCAGGCTGCTGGCTACTAGTGCTGCTTTGCCGCCACCGCCTGCGGTGATGGTGTGCAGGGGCTCGGTTGCCGCATGGCCGATGCTGTTGCCGTAGTCGCGCTGGATGTGGGCGAGCACCAGGGCGTTGTGGTCCACCGTGGTTACGGTGGACAGCGGGTCGCGCATATCGCTGCCCGGGCCGGTGTAGTTGCCGCCGTAATGCTTGGCGAGGAAGGCCATCACCAGTGCGTGCCTGTTGGAGGTTGTCTGCGTTTTTAGTGGGGTACGCAGATCGGCGGCGCGTGTTTCCGAAGTGTGTTTCTCACCGTAATACTGAGTGAGTACCGGGGCAACAACCGCAAAATGACCGCCCTTTACCTGAGCGCAAATGGTGCGCAGCGGTTCGTCGGTAGGCATGTTGCGCTGAGTACTGCCGTTGGCGTGCTCGGTGATGAAGGGAGCCAGCTTTGGTACCACCAGCGCGCTGCCAAGTTTGCTGGTGATTGTTTGCAGGGGCTCGCCCAGGCTTTGCCCACGGAAGTAGTCGTAGCCATGGTTGACCTTGACGATGAATGGCTCTGCGGCGTCGATCACGTAGCGCTGAATACCGCGCGCAATCCTGCGCAGGGTCGCTTCGGCCAGTGGCTTTTTACGGGTGAAGATCGACGGGCAGGGCAGTGACCAGTCAATGATGTCCGCTGCCAGGCGTTGCGGCTTGGCTTGCTTGGCCTTAACTGCCGGGCTTTGGTGCGGGGCGTGAGTAGCCTCGGGCCAAACAATCGGCAGGCCGTCACAGCGTGCAATCAGAAACAGACGCTTGCGGATGGTGGCGGTGCCGTAGACGTTGGCGCGCAGTTCTTTCCATTCAACCTGGTAGCCGTGGCGGCGCAGCGCGTTGACGAAGCTGTTGAAGGTGCGGCCTTTGTTCTTCGGGCATGGGCGTCCGTCGACGGTGATGGGGCCCCAGGTCACAAACTCTTCGACGTTCTCCAGCATGATGACGCGCGGGCGCACGGTGGCAGCGTAGCGGATGGCTACCCATGCCAAGCCGCGTATCTCTTTCTTCACCGGCTTGCCGCCCTTGGCTTTGGAGAAGTGCTTGCAGTCCGGGCTAAACCAGCACAGGTCGACCGGTCGGCCGCCAGTGATTTCGCGCGGGTCTACCTCCCACACCGATTCGCAGTAGTGCTTGGTGTGCGGGTGGTTGATTTCGTGCATAGCGATGGCTTCGGGGTCATGGTTGATGGCGATATCAACCGGGCGGCCCAGGGCCATTTCGATGCCGGTGGACGCGCCACCGCCGCCGGCGAAGTTATCGATCACTAGGCCGCCAAAGTTGAAGCTGGGCTGGGGGTGGATGCGGTAGAGGTTGGTCATTGGCTCTGCTCCTCTACACAAACCTTTTGCATATTGAAGCGAACGCGCTCGGATGCTTTGGGCTGGTCGCCGTTCCACTCATCGGCCATCACGTCGCGCCACTCGCCTGCCAGTGTGGAGAATGGGTTGCCAAGTGGTTTTATGCCTGCTGCGGCTTCTGCGTCGCGCTTATCCGTGAAGCCCACGCATTCAGTTTTGTTCTCATTCCACACCAGATAGACGTACTTGCTCATGGCTTGCCCCACTTAGCTTTGTACTCAGCGATGAAGTCAGCCGGAAATTGAGAGGTCCAAGCGCAGTGCGGGCACTTGAACTGCTCGCCAGTCCAGCGGGTTCGTGGCATATCGCAGGTGGTTCCATTGCCGCAATAGGGGGTATAGCCGGGTCGGGTCATTAGATTTTCGCGGACAATGCTCATCAGGCTTTCTCCCCGGCGGTATCGGTGGAGGGTTGGAACAGCGGATCGGCGCCGATATAGATATCGTCCGGTGCGCCGGGCCATTCGCGGCGGATGGCTTCAAAGTTGCCTTCATTCCATAGGCGCAGGAACTCAAGCGGTTCCTCGGTTTGCAATGCGTAGCCGATAGCGGCAGCGGCTGGGTCGAAGTCGATAAACTCATCTGCTTCCGCGCCGCCTGCCGTCAGGTCGGCTTTGTTCATCTGCGCTTCGGTCATCTTCTCGCTGACGCGGATGTTTTCGTCGATGCTGAGCGCGGTGGTCATCACTGCCACGGTGTCGATCAGGTCGCGACGGTCCCAGTGGCCGTGCTCATCTGCGCTGTTGTTCTTCCAGCAGTGGCAGAAACGGTCTTGTGGTACCTGGCGTTCTTTCGGGTGGTTGTAGCCAACGCAGATGAACGATTCGCCGCTGGTGGCGATGATGTTCTGCAGCGGCAGTGCGCGCAGTTGTCGCATGCAGGTCTGTGATTGGCTCATGCCGATGCCCTCGCGCGGTGGGTGGTGGACAGCAGTTGCAGTAGTCGGCCCTGGTAGTGGATGGCGGCCGTGGCGGGTGTCCATGAATGGATCTGATCTGGTGCCGGTGTGATGCCGTTCAGGCAGGGCCATGGCTCTGGATGCTCTGGCATCAGGTCGCGCTTTTCGGTGGCCAGGGCAACCAGATCGGCGTGTTTCACGCTGGCTGGCAGGATGGGGTCGAGGTCGAAGCGCTGGCAGATGGCTTGCCATACGCGCTCTTCCGTGGCTGCGTAAACACAGGCCACCCCGATGTTGCCGTAATACAGGTACATGCCTTCCTTGAGCGGACGCACCAAGTCGCCTACGTAGGCTTCAGTGGCGTCGTGCAGTAGGGCGGCCAGCTGATGCTCGGCCGGTACCAGATCAGCCACCAGGTAGCAGTGCTGGGCCACGCTGTAGAAGCTGCTGGTGTGGCCGTTGAAGCGGCACTGCATGCTCAGGCTGTGGGCGATATCGGCCGGGTCCACCATGTCGGCGGTGGGTCTGGCCAGGTCGAACTTGCGGCCGCTGCGGGTGATGATCCAGCTCATACTTCACCCCCATCGAATTGCTCGCCAAGTAGCTCGGCAGCAACCGTTAAGGCCTTGCCAGCGCGAGCTGCGGAAACCTGACCGCCTGTCAATGCGGCAGCCAGGCATGCAGTGACTTCGGCCAGGGCTGCACGTAGGTCTGGCGACTCTTGGGCTGTCACCAGCGCGCTTGGGATGTAGCCGGTCACCAGTTCGTGATCGAACGGCACCTTGAAGCCGGCTGCGTTGCGGTGGCCACCGCCGCCGTACTGTTTGGCAATCTCGCCTACATCAAGCCCCTCGTCGGTGCTGCGCAGGGAGAAGTAGCGGTGCTCGGTGGTGTCCTGATAGCAGGCGGCGAAGGGTTCACCCTGGGCCATCAAGTGACCGGCGTCGCTGGAATGGATGTAGGGCAGGTTTGCCACCGGCACGTCATGGCCGCCGATAAGCATGCGGCGTTTACTGCCCGCCACCAGTTCGGCTACGTCTTTGTGGTGTTTGCGCTCAATGGCGCTGCCCGCAGCGATGGCGTCGCTGATCGGCTGCTGTATCAGCACATCCCACACCTCGAAGTCGTAGGGATAGCTGAACAGGTTGGCCTGTATCTCGCGGGTGCCTTCCAGCTTGAAGCGCCAGAGGTCGCGATCCTCGATGTGGTTGATCAGGGCTGGCCGTTCGCTATGGGGGAAGAAGAAGTCCCAGGTCAGGCCGGCGCCGCTGCGGTCCATGTCGAACTTGGCACTGAGCTTGGGCAGGGTTTCCGCCCAGGCGTAGTAGTTCTTCGGAGCAGGCTCCAGTTCGGCCAGGGCTTCTGCGGCTGTTTTGTGGTGGTCGATTACCAGCACCGAGCGAGCTTGCAGGGCCATCGACTGGAGCGTTTCCAGGGGGAAGGAAAAGTCGACGATGATCACAACGCGGTCGGCCACGTCCGGGGTTGGCATGCCATAGCGGCCGGCGAGGAACTCTACGTTCTCTGCGCCGAGACCTTCGCGTACAGCCCAGGCTGCGCCGAAGCCGTCTGCGCAGTTGCCGTGGTAAATGCAGAGAGCCTTCATGCTGCCACCCCCTTCTTGGAAGCCACCAGGCTCATGGCCTGATCGAACGACAGCACGCGGCGGATGAATTGAGGGAACGGTGGGGTGGCGGTGGTCAGCACCAGGGTTTTGGTGGTGGGTGCGCGGTCGTTTGGTTGCCAGGTGTCGAGGATGTCGGTCAGGCCGAGGGCGTCAGCGATGGCGCGGGCATTGGTGGTTTTGCCGCAGCCCTCAGGCCCGTAAACCAGCCAGCTTTTGCCGTTGGGCGATACGTTGGCAGCGAAGGTGAGGATGTCATCTGCCGCTGGCGTAGCGGCTGGTAGTGCTGCGGCGCTGCGGTCAGCCATCTGGCCCACGGCTTGTGCCGTAGTAGTGGCGAAGCGCGCTTGGTCGGGCAGTTTGAGGTTGGTGTAGGTCTGGGCGGCCAAGAGCAGCTGCTTATTGGCGATGCGTAGGTTCTGGATGTCGACGGAGGTCATCGCCCGGGATGCATAGATGGCAATGCGGGCGTCAGCGTCTTGGATGATCGCGTCGCGCTCCAGCTGGTGGGCAGTGCGTTGGTTGACCGCTTTGAGTTGCAGGTGCTCGATCTCGTGCTGCTGATCGGCGATGCGTAGCTCGTGGCCGCGTTTGGCGTCGTCGTAGCCCAGGTCATAGCCTTTTACGTGGGCCTTCTGAGCGGAGCGGTAGGCCCATACGGCCAGGCCGATCAGGGTGATGATTGCCAGGGCGGCGATGATTTGAAGCTGGATGCTGTGTGACATGTGCTGTGTCCTCGTAGAGCCCGCCGCCGGGAATTAATGTGAGAGTCCGGCGGCGGGGTGTTGCAGTGGGTTAAAGGGTTACTTGCACTGCTGGTAGGTGCCGATGGTCAGCGGCACCAAGCCGCCCACGGCTTTATCCAGCACCTGCTTGAACTCGTCGGCGAAGCCCTCGCGCTGGGCGTCTTCACCGACCCAGCGCAGTTTCAGCAGCGGTTCGTCGCGGCCGGTGATGACGGACACGCGCAGGGTGATGGCAGCAGCCTCCAGCGGCTCGTAAGGGCGGGTGGTGAAGATGAAGGTGGTCGGCATGGTCTCCAGGCTGCGGGCCTCGATCTCATCCATGGCGCTGCGGCGGGCCGAGAGGTCGCCCACTTCGCTGTCGCGTGTGCTGGTGGCGGTGATCTTCATGCGGCGAACGGCGTTGATTGCCGCCGGCATGGGCAGGGCGTCTTCACCGGCGCCGGCCATCAGGTGCGGCATCCAGTCTTCAAGGAACTCGGCCAGCGCCTGCTGGCTCATCGCCTTGCCGGCAATGGCCTGCAGCGCGACGTAGGCCGCCGTAGGTTTGAGGGTGAGGGTGGCCGTGTCATCACCGTGGCCCGGCTGTGCGTCGGTGCCAAGGTTGAAGATCACCGTTGCGCTCATCGCGTCTTGATCCACAAAGCCAGCTGGCTTGGGCTCATTGGTGGTGTGGCGTTCCACGTAGCTCGCAAAATCAGTCAGCGAGTGGGTGCGCAGAGCGCCACGGAAACGGTCGCGGCCAAGCTGGAAGGGTTCCAGGTTGTGCAGCGTGACGTCCTTAGGCAGCACGGCCAGCTTATGGCCGCCGGTTGCGATGGTCAGGTTCGCTGCGGCAATGGCGTTGGCGGTGATGGTTTGCAGTGCGTCTTTGTCGAACATGGATCAGTTCCTTAAATGTGAGAGTTGGAACGTGGGTTAGTAGCGGTCAGGTGCGAGCGTGGACGGGGGTGTCGTCCTTCTTGAACAACTGGCCAGTGGGGTTATCCAGAAACAGCTTTAGGCCGTCTGGGGTGACGTAGAGCGGGGTGTCGAGGGTGGTGTCCTCGCGGCGCTTGCCGCGTTTGGTGGGCTCCACGAAGTCCAAGGTGTGGGTGACGTTCACCTGGTGGCTCTGGGCGATTTGCTTGAGCTTGAAGGTGACCGTCACCGTGCCCTGTTTGCCGAACTCCACGCAGCCGGCGGCGACGTTGGAGAGGGCTTGGCCGAGCTGGTTGGCAAAAACCCCAGCGTTGAGGGATTGAAGAAAATCGGATGCGTCAGTGGCTTTCATGTGCTGTGCCTCTTGGGTTGGTGTTGGGCGTTGTGCCCGTGTTAAGCCGCTGCTTCGGCCCGAGAGTCGAGGTAGGCGGCTAGGTCCGTCAGGCGCACATACAGCGGCGCCAGGCGGGAATCGGTGTGCTTGAAGGTGGGCAGCTGCACCTCCCCGGAACGGAGCAGGGCGCGTAGGCGCTTGTCCGTTTTGATGTGCGGGAAGTAGTGCTCGCGCACCTGGGCCAGTGGCAGGCTGTTGGCCTTCCAGCGTTGCTGCAGCAGTTCCAGCGTTGTCATGCCTGGGCCACCCCGCGCCCCGCCGGTAGCCGGAGCCGCAACAGCGCGACGAGACTGTCGACAGTCTTGCCTTTGTCGCGGGCCGCGATGTTGCCGGCTTCGTCGGTGATTACGGCGCCGAAGGGGCGCACCGGGTCGGTGGTGAGGGTGACGTGCGGCAGCCAGCCAGCCGGGGTGATTGCCAGCAGCCCGGTGTAAAGCGACACCAGGTGCAGCGCCTCGGGCTGGATGGCCTCCAGGCGTTGCAGTACTTCGTTGGACGCATCACGCACAACAGCAGCGGGTACGGCGGTTGGGTTCTGGAAGTGCATGCCGGCCAGCTTGACCACGCCAATGGCGTCGGTGATGGGGTTGCTCATGCGGCGCTTTCCTTCTGCGGGATTTCCTTGATTTCGATGCCCATCTGCGCGGCCAGCCAGTCGATACCCACCTCGGTGACCATCAGTACGGCGTAGTGCTTGGTGATGGGCGCGCGGTTGGCGGGTTTAACGTGAGTGACGCGCGCCTGCATGAACAGCTTGCCGCCGTTGTGATGCCTTGCTGCCAAGGTGCCGTCGCGGTTGAGTGCGTTGGTGGCCCGCAGGTGTTTGCGCAGAGCGGGTTCGGTGATGCCCAGTACCTGGGCAGCCTCTTTAACGGTGCGGTTCATGGTTCGGGCCTCAGGCTGCGTTGAGGGCGGTTTCAATGTGCAAGGTAGCGACCGCATAAAGGCATCCAGGGGTGCCGCCGATCAGGTGTGCAGTGCCAGCCTGGGTGGTTACCAGTGCATCGCGGCGATCTCGTTGCCGCGTGTTGTGCACTGTGATCGATGCGCCGCACTTCAGATGGCGAGTACCGCCTATCCGCACCAAGTGGCGCAGCGTGGATTCGTCTTGTTGGCAGAGAGTGAAGGGCTCGCGTTGTGGGGCTGGTGGTGTACCAATTGCACCTGTTTCGGCTGTGTCGGCGGTGCCGTTGGCGATGGCCTCAATCTGCTCACGAAGGTGCTGAGCGTTGGCTGGGTCGCCAGCCTGCAGGCGCATTGTGTGGCGGGTTTGCTTAAGCGCAATGAGCACAGCCAACTTGTCGGCCTCGTGTTCGAAGTCGAGCTCAACGCACAGCCGTTGAGCAGCGTGCTCTAGGTAAAGGATGGCGCCGATTGCGCCACTATGTAGAGCTTTGCAGAGGCAGCTGGCCGAACTGGGGGTGAGTGCATAGGTCATGCTGCAGCCTCCAATACAGGCGCAGCAGGCATGTCCAGATAGCCCTGTATCCACGCAAGTTGGAATTTGAGGCTTTGCAGGCAGTGCTCTGCGGATTGGTCTGGTGTAAAGCCACCCCAGCCTTCGTGATGTGAAAAGTAGGCACCACTGTGGCTACGTTTTTCGCCTGATTCAGCTTCGCAGACATAGACGTCCAGTGAGCCGTACTTGCCGTGAAGGAAGACGCTGGCGTGCCATTTGCCTTGCAGCGCGATTATTACGGCGGTGCTGATGATCTGCAGCATCAGCTCTTCGATGGTGGGCTTCATGCTGCGTCACCTCCAAACGGGCCGGTTTCGATTTCATCAATGATGAAGAAGCGGCGATTGGCTACGTGTGCAGGGAGGTAATCCTTCTCGCCAGTGGTGAACAGGAAGAGCGGCTGAGACTGGAGAAGCCGGGCCTTGCCGCCATTGATCACTACCAGCCGGCCGGTGGCCTGCTGGACGGCGCGGATGGCGTCAGGGTTGGTGGTGCAAGCCGGGTGTAGGAACACCGGGCAGCGTGTGTGCTGTGTCGTTTGCATGTCGCGTACTCCGAATGTGAGAGTGGGTACGCGATGAAAATTAGCGTTACTACTTTATTAAGTCAACAGTAATACTTATAAAATTTCGCTGAGCATGAAAAAACCGCCCGTAGGCGGCTTTGTCGAGTGGCGGGTTAGAGCAGTACTGAGTACCAGAACACCTTGCCTATGATCCTGATGTGCTCGGTGACGTATTCGGCCTCGTAGCGTTCGTCGGGATGCTCGTCTTCGTTATAGCTGCGCACGCGCAGGCCGCCTGCCGGGAGGCGGTAAAGCAGCTTTACGCGCAGCTGGCCGCTGTGGTCGATGGCGTACATTTTGCCGTCTTGCACCTGGGTTGCGGCGGTGTCGATGCCAACCGTGCTGCCGTCCGGTAGAACGGGCTCCATGCTATTGCCTGTTACTGCTGCGCAGGCAGCGGTCTCAGCGCTCACGCCTTTGCGCTGTAGGCTGCGGCGGCCGAACCGGAGCTTGCGGCCTGCTGTTTCAAGCATGACCTCTGATCCCTTACCTGCTGACAATTCAACTTCCTTGTAAAACGGCAGCTCAACCTCATCAGGGCCGAGTGGTGTTTGATCGTCCCAGACTTCAATCGGGTACAGAGCGGGGTGCTCGTTCGCGCTGAGTGGGCCAGCAGCAGAGGGGGCTGAATTGCTGCTGGCGGCAGTGAGGTCGGCCAGGCGTGGGCTGACATCTCTGGGGTCGAACTTTAGCGCCTGGGCCAGTTTGACCAGGGCGGGGATATTGAGCGGTATTTTGCCAGTCATGTACTGGCTGACGGCGCTCTGGCCTGACCAGCCGCAAAGCTCGGCGACGCGCTCCTGCGTGAGGCTTCTGTCGCCTTGCTTACGCGCTTTATAAATTGCCTTTAAGCGCTCGGCTTCAGCCAGCTGAATGTCTAGTGTCGTTTCCATGTGACCAATATATAAGCGCTGCTTATTTAATCCAAACAGGGCTGCTGTTTTTCTGCTTGCGCTAAAAAAGAAGTATCACTAATATCCTGTTCAGCAACCCGTCGAGGAACTTGTGATGGAAGAATTCACCGGGCAGACACTGACTGCTTTTGCAGAGGGTAGAACCCAGCCAGAACTGGCGCTGCTGATTGGCGTAACGCAAAGCGCTGTCTCCCAGATGATTAAGTCTGGGCGCGATATTCGTGTGCGGCCTTTGCCTGGTGGTGGTTACCAAGCATACGAAATTCGCGTAGTTGGGAGCCGCCGTAAGGTGGCTTGAAATTGCCGGCGCGGGAGACTCTCACCTCCCGCGCCGGCGGGGTGCCTGGCAAGGACTCTCACACCCTTGCTTCGGCGTATGACGACACAGCACTGCATCGGTCATGGTTATAGAGTAGGGCTTGCCCTGCGCTGTGGCTAGGCCGTAAAGGAGTCATTTACGGTTATGAGTCGCACAGACCTTTTGCCGGACGCGGGTCCGGTACTTTCACTCCGCCAGGCGCTTTACCGCGCTGGGCGCGACTACAAAGGGGGCATTACGTCCCTGGCGCATGATCTGGGTATGGATCTGGATGCGTTGCAGAAGAAGCTGAAGCTGGACGAGGAAAGGCGTTGGCCAACCCCGGACGAGCTTGAGGAGATCATCACCTTCACCCAAGACAGCCGGTTGCTGGATGCGTTGCTGCGCCCAGCCGCGGCTGTTTGGTACCGCCCGATTCCTGTGCCTGCTACACAGGATGCACTGAAGGCCGTGGGCGAGCTGCTGCAGAAGGAAGGCCAGTTTGTTGGCAGCCTGCACACCGGCGCCGCTGACAATGTATGGCAGCCCCATGAGGTGGCGCTGCTTGAGCACCACGGCAATGAGGTGATCCGCGCGGTGCTCGGCATTATGGCCGGCGCCCGTGACGCGATGGAGGGCCGCCACGATGGATGAGGCCCAGTTCGAGCAGGCGCAACGCCTGCAGGAAGATCAGCTGTTGCAGGCCATCGCGAGCCGCGTGCAGTACCAGGGTGAAAGCGCTGAGTACTGCGACGATTGCGGGGTGCCGATTCCCCAGGCTCGCCGCCTGGCCGTGCCAGGCTGCCAGTTCTGCGTGGATTGCCAAGGTTATCGGGAGGTGCGGCGATGAGCGTCGATTTCCCGCGTGGCTGGGAGATTACCCGCGCCACTGAGGCTGAGTATCACCACAACAAATGCAGTTTCAACACTGCGGGCATGATCTGCGACTGCAATGTGCTGATGCGGCACCCAGAAATGTTGGATAAGTGCCGTTTCTATGGTGCGGGTGGAGAGGTGTTGAGCGAGAGCTATGACGGCACACCCGCTAGCACGGAGGGTTATGACGCCCTCTGGCTCTGGTTTGGTCTTAGCCGTTCCGCTTTCTGCGTGCTGCCCCGCGTGATGATGCATGACATGCCAGATCATTGGCAGGAGCGTTTCGCGGCGCTAATGCGCGAATGGGATGAGGCCTGGGTAAGCCAGCCGGATATAGGTGCTCGTGTGCAGATCACTCAGCATGGGCAGCTTGTTAAGGCTCCGAGCTGGTTGCTCGACTACCGCCACCCTGATCGCTTGGCGCTGGCTTCAATGCGTTTGCGAAAAGGGGCTGGTGAATGACCAAGCCGGTGGCCCCGAAGAACATCGCCGCCTGGGCGCGGCGTTATATCGAAGTATTTGGCATGGCCCTGGTGTCGATTGACCCGGGCGAGAAAGCCCCTAAGGGTAATGGCTGGAACAAGCCGGGCGGGTACATCACTGATGCCGATGCGGCAGAAGCCTGGTGGACGAAGCACCCCAACCACAACATGGGTGTGGTGCTTGGCCCGAGCCGGGTGTGCTCGCTGGATGTTGACCATGTGGAGTACTGCCGCCAGGTGATGCTGGATGTGCTGGGCATCGACCTTGATGCCTTGGCGGTGGCTTACCCAACGCTGGTGGGTAACCCGGCGCGGTTTCGCATCATGTTCAAGATGCCCGAGGGGTTGGACTTCAGCCGGCACTCGCTGAGCTGGCCCAACCCGCTGGACCCGGATGGCAGTAAGCATAAGCTGGCCACGGCGGCGCTGAAGCAGGCACGGGACACGGGCAACAAAGAGCAGATCACGGCCATGCAGGCACGGCAGAAGGAGTTTGCGCCGGTTACGGTGTTCGAGCTGCGGGCCGGGGCGGTGCAGGATGTGTTGCCGCCTTCTATCCACCCGGACACGGGCAAACCTTACCACTGGCGCAACCCGCCCACCGATGGCCTGCTTGAGTTGCCGAGCGACCTGGTGAAGACCTGGCAGAACTGGGACATCTTCAAGCGCACGGCGCTGGAGGCATGCCCGTGGGCACCGGCAGCAGCGAAGCCGCCGGCCAAGGTTAAGAAGAACTCACCGCCTCGGTTGCCGGCTGGGGATCACCCGTCTGTGATCGATGCATTCAACCGTGCCACTGATATCGAGAACCTGCTGCAGCGGCACGGGTACGCCAAGCGCGGGCGTAAGTGGTTGGCACCGCAAAGCTCCACCGGGTTGCCGGGGGTGAATGTGGTGGATGACAACGGCGAGCAGCGTGTGTTCTCGCACCATGGCTCCGACCCGCTGGCCAACGGGCATATGAATGATGCGTTTGATGTGTTCTGCATCCTCGAGCACAACGGCGACTCGGCTGCCGCAACACGGGCGGCGGCGCGTGAGCTGGGGATGGAGCACAAGCGCTCTGCACCTCGACCACCTGAACCGCCAGCTGTGGGTGATCTTCCCCCGGCCCCAACTGAACCTGAGGCCGGCGGCGAGCCCGGCTGCTCCGACAACGGGGGGCAGGGGGAGGGCTTGAGCCTCAAGGGCCTGTTGCGGCGCTATGCGCTGGTGGAAGGCACCACGCATGTGTGGGACATCGACAAGGCGAAGAAGATGAAGCGGGCGGCTTTCGAGGCGCACGTGGGCAAGGAAAAGTTCAAGGAATGGAGCGCCGTCACTGACGCGACGAAAAAGCGTGTGAGTGAGGAGTGGGTGCGCGATATCGAGCAGGCGCGGACGATGGCCGGCAAGGCAATTGGCGATATCACCATGCCGCCGCTGGTGCGTTATGTGTACATCGATGGCACCAAGGATGTGTGGGATTACGCGAAGAAACGCCGGGTTGCTGAAGGTGCCGTGAAGATGGCGCTGGGTGATGCATACAGCCTGTGGCTGAACAGCCCGGAGCGGCGCGTGGTGGATATGAACCACATCGTGTTCGACCCGTGCATGCGGCATGACCCGAAGGTTTACATCAATACGTTCGAGGGTTTGCCGCTTGAGCCAGCGGGTGATGTTGCTGCATGCGAGAACTTGATCTGGCTGATTTCCTTCCTGTGTAACCACGATGAGAAGGCCAATGAATGGCTGACGCGCTGGCTGGCTTACCCGCTGCAGCATACGGGCGCGAAGATGGATACGGCGGTGCTGATGCACTCGATCATCGAGGGCTCGGGTAAGAGCCTGTTGTTCTCGGTGGTGATGGGGCTGCTGTACGGGCAGTACTCGGCCACGGTTGGGCAGACGCAGCTTGAGGGCAACTTCAACGCCTGGCAGAGCGGCAAGCTGTGGGCGGTGTTTGAGGAAGTGGTGAGCCGCGACCAGCGTTACAACCAGGTGGGCAAGATCAAGCAGCTGATCACCGGGCAGACGGTGCGCATCGAGAGCAAGTTTGTGAACGGTTGGGAGGAAGCCAGCCACATGAACGCGGTGTTCCTCTCGAACGAGATCATGCCGTGGCCGATCAGCGACAGCGACCGGCGCTTTCTGGTGATGTGGCCCGAGGAAAAGCTGCCGGCCGAGCGCCAGGTGGCAATCAAGCATGAGTTGGCGAACGGCGGTGTTGAGGCGCTGTATGGCTGGCTGCTGCGCGTTGAGCTGGGCGACTTCGACCCACAGACAAAGCCACCGGTTACGGCGGCTCGTGAGCGCCTGGTGGCGTTGAGTAGGGCGAGTTGGCAGACGTTTTTGCACTTGTGGCAGGTGGGTGAGCTGGGCAATGGCTTGTGGGGGGCGTGCTTGAGTACGGACATCTACGCGCTTTTTCTGGAGTGGTGCCACCGGAACAAGGAGCACTCGATGAGCCAGACGAAGTTCTCGCTGTTTATCAGCACGGCGCATGGCATGGAGAAGACCCGGGCAACGCCGTGGTCATCGGGCCATGGGCGGCGTTTTGGGGCGTTCTTCTTCCCCTCGGATGAGGGAGCCTTCCTGCCACCATCCATGACAGCGGCCGATCTTGGCGCGCAGGTTGAGGAATGGCGCGAACGGGCGCGGATCGCTGGGTGGGCTGTGGATTCGTGGGACCACGTCAAGGTTGGTGCGGCATGAGTGCGCCCGGTTTTGTGTTGGGTGTGTTGGGTTTGTGTCGGGTTGGTTCTGGTGACCCCACACAGGTGCAGGCCTTGTGCGGCGCGGTGCGTGGCGTGCTGTGTCGGGTGTGTTGGGTTTGCGCACGCGCGCAGGCGTGCGCGCATTCATATTCCACCGATTCACTGCCTAAAGCTGGCGGCGTTTTATTTCCTTACGCGAGGACTAAAACCACCAACACACCCAACACACTCAACACATATGTTTTGAAAGCACTGATTTTGTTGGGTTTTTTGTGTGTTGGGTGTGTGTTGGGTTGGGCGGTTTTGTGTTGGGTTGGTGCTGGCGAGGGGGATGCGAGCCATGATTGAGGCAATTGAAGCGGTGCTGAAGCACTGGGGAAGCGCTGTGCGCAATGGCGTGCCGAGTGGTGGCTTGGCCAGCCCGGCCGGGACGCTGATGGAGTGGAAGGGTTGCCCGCCGCGCACGGGCGGTGGTGGCTCGCGGATGCTTCTGGCCGGTGCTGGGCCTGACTACCTGGCGAGCGAGGTGGATGCGGCGTTGGAGGCCATCGAAAGCCAGGAGGATGGTCGGCTGCTCAACACTCTGGCTTTGCTGCGGTACACCTATGAGCCTGGGCTGGCGAAGGCAGTACAGGTGCGAGACTTGCAGTTGGGGCAGGGTGAGGCAGGGTTGAAAGCGTATACGCGGCTGGTGAAGCGGCTGCACCTGGCGGTGGCTGCTGAGCTGAAGGCTCGGCACGCGCATGTTGAGCAGCAGCTCAATGAGGCGAAGCGGGCGGGTGATCGTATGCGTAAGGCTTCGTTGCAGCAGGCGGGTGCGGCGCATCACGGGCGTGCGGTTGAGTTCGAGCAGGCGCAGGGTGGGCGGGGTGCAATCGCCACGCACAGGGCGCGGAAGGCTGCTGGTGGCGGCGTTGCTTGTGACCGTTCGTCTGGTGACTCGGCGTCTGTCGGCTCCGTAGCGCCCCGGCAAGCCCCCGTCAGGATCAACCGTTAATTGGGGGTTTTCGGTTTGTCCTTTCGCCGGTACAAAGTACCCACGATTCGATAGGTACGCCTAGCGAGCAACCAAGCGCACATGCTGTGCCGTTAAGCCCCAAGCCACCCCGCTTGGGCACCTGCAAACCCCGCCCTTGTGGCGGGGTTTTCTTTTCCGATTCCTCGGGCGCTGATAGCGACCGGGCTCAGCCCGTGGCAGCGGGCTTTTTTATTCTTGGCCCAGGAGTGTTGCTATGGCTGATGCCACTACCGCAGCGATTGCTGCCAGCGGTGTTGTAGGCGTTACCACTGCCACCCTGGTGCCGGGTGTTGATGCCAACGCCGTAATTGGTGCGTTTGCCGGTGCGCTGTTCTTCATCGTGTGGAAAGCGGACTTGTCTGGTTGGGCGCGCCTCGGCTACTTCGTGGCCAGCTGGATTCTTGGGTATTACTTCGCCGCTGAAATCGTCGGTCAGTCCTGGGCAAAGACCTCGGGCGTGGTCGCCTTTGGCGGTGCGTTGTTCACGGTGGTGGTTTGCGTCAGCCTCTTGGAATGGGTTGAGGGCGGCAAGCTGCCAGGTTGGCTGGGCTATGTGATTGGTGTGGTGCGCGCGGCGTTCGGCGCATCGGGAGGCCGCAATGGTTGACCCCTGGACTCTGCTGGCCGCTGCGATGTGCGGCGCGATCTGTCTGCGCATTGTTTCGTACCAGCGTGGTGATGCTCGATATCGGCCGGGAGTCTCTTTGCTGGCATACGCGCTGGCTGTTGGCACGGGTTGTTATGCGCTTTCGGTTTGCCTGGCCGTGTTCGGCCGGCAGGCGTTGCCGGCGATATCGCCATTCCTGCTGATCGTCTTGGGTGCCGTGCTGATGCTGGTGTACCGGGCGCGCGGGAACGTGGCACGGATTATCCAGCTCGACTGGACTGATCGGCGCGCCGGCCGGCGTGTATGAGAGGGTCGATCACGGCTGATGGGTTGGACGATGCGCTGGCAGCGCTGGCCCGGCTAGGTGATGGGTTGGCGCCACGCGCTCTGGCCGATGCGCTTAACCACACTGCCAACCAGGCGCGGCAGCAGTTGCAGGTTGAGATGGCCAGCGTGTTCGACCGGCCCACACCTTGGGCGCTGAACTCGATCCGCATCCTGCAGGCCAAGCCGTCTGCTGTACCTGAGGCGGCGGTGTGGGTGCAGGACGTGTCGGGTGGCAAGAATCCGTTCAGTGCTGAGGATTACCTGATGCCCCAGGTTGAAGGGGGCGAGCGCTTCCAGCGTCGGAGCGAGGGATACCTGCGCGAGTCGGGGATTCTGCCAGCTGGCCGGTTTGTTGTTCCTGCTGCCGGTGCGCGACTGGATAGCTACGGGAACATCCAGAAGGGCCACATGATGCAGATATTGTCCGGCCTCAAGGCGATGAAGCTATCAGGCTCGGACAACGCAGCGACCGACAGCAAGCGCTCACTGCGGAAGGGGAACGCGCTGGCATTCTTCGTGTTGAAGCGCGGCAAGACACCCATCGGCATTGCAGAGCGGCGCGGGAAGGACGTGGTGATGGTGCTCGCATTCGTGCGTCAGCCGCAGTACCGCGAGCGCTTCAAGTTCCATGACGTGGTGCGACGGGTTGCCGAGAACGATGGACAGCTCGAAGCGAACATCGACAAAGCGATTGCCGATGCACTGTCCGGGCGGCTGCCGAAACTGCGAGGCAGGCGAGGCTAGTGGCGTGCCACACGCGGACTTGTCGGGCCGGGGCGGGGCCCCAACCTGCCGGGGCCCCTGGGGCGCTGGAGGCGGCAAGGGTAATTCAAGCCACGTTTTCGCTCTAGTGGCTGGGCCTGCAAGTTAGTTAACAGGGTTAATCCGGTTAACCCCTGTGGTTCATTGTGGTTAACAGGTATTCCTCATGGCGTTGATGACCAAAGCTGATTACGCGGATCGGCGCGGCTGGTCACGCGCGTATGTTTCCAAGCTGGTGAAGCAGGGCCGACTAGTACTCACAGCCGATGGGAAAGTCGACGCTGATGCGAGTGACGCCAAACTGGCTGCCAGCGCCGACCCGAGCAAAGTGGGTGTGGTCGAAAGACACCACCAAGAACGTGTCGATAAAGGCGTTTATGCACACATTTCCCCGAACGCCGAACCCAGCCCGGCACTGCATTCGGTGGGCACTGGTGTGGGAGTGCCACCGGACTACCAGAAAGCCCGAGCACGCCGAGAGTTCGCTCTCGCATTGCTGGCTGAGGACGAGCATCGAAAAAGCCGCGGCGAGTTGGTCGAGCGGGCGCTTGTTGATTCCGCCGCTTTTACTGCTGCACGCGCACTACGTGACCTGCTGATGGGTATCCCGCCGAAGATCGCGGGCGAACTGGTCACCCTCACTGACCCCTGGGAAATTGAACGGCGTCTGACACAGGCGCTGCGTCGCGCCCTTGAAGACGCCGACCGGCTGCTGCAACTCGATGCTGAGATTGAGCAGGGAGGCAAGGAACCGAACTGAGCCATGGAACAACAGTATGCTGATGGTGCCGCCGCGTACCTGGCGGCATACCGCCGAGGGCTGATGCCCGATCCTGAGTTGTGGATCGATGAGTGGGCCGACAAGTATCAGATGATCCCGGCCGACACCGGCGCGGCCGAGCCTGGCAAGTACCACACCGATCGCACACCCTATGCCCGCGACGTGATGCGCTGCTTGTCACCGGTCCACCCAGCAAAGCGGGTGGTCACCATGATCGCCTCCCAGCTCATGAAGACGCAGGTAGCGTTGAACTGGATCGGCGGGTGCATCCACATGGCTCCGGCCAACATCCTGGTGCTGCTGCCCACTGAGAAGCTGAGCAAGCGCGTATCGGGCCGCATCGACAAAACGATAAAGGCAGTTCCGATCCTGACGGAGCGAGTGGCCAAATCCCGCTCTCGCGATGCGCGGAATACGCTCGACACCAAAGAGTTCGAGGGCGGTGCCCTGTACTGCCTCACAGCTGCATCCGCCTCCAACCTTGCTGAACTATCAGCCCGGTACATCCTGGGCGATGAGATCGACCGTTGGGAGCTGGACGTCGACAACGACGGTGATCCTGTAAAACAGGCTGAGGCTCGTGGTTCCACATTCGGCCGTCGTGCGAAGTTCTACTACTGTAGTTCTCCCACGCTGAAGGGCATCTCTCGCATCTCGGATCTGTTCGATCAGGGCGATCAGCGCCACTACTACGTGCCGTGTCCGCACTGCGGAACCATGCAGGTGCTGGAGTGGGAAGGTCTCAAATACACCGACAACTACCGGATGGTGCAGTACCAGTGTGTCACCCCTGGTTGCGCACTGATCGAAGAACACCATAAGGCAAAGATGCTGGCGGCGGGCGAGTGGCGCGCGCATGCCCCGGGCGATGGCGAGACAGTCAGCTTCACCCTGAGCGCACTGTATGCGCCTGCCGGGTGGTTGAGCTGGACGGACATGGCCAAGGAATTCGACGAAGCCAAGAAGTTGCAGGAGAAGGGCGACCCCGGCTCCATGCAAGTTTTCTACAACACCCGTCTTTCCAGGCTCTGGGACAGCGCCGAGGAAATTACCAAGGCAACTGAACTGCGCAAGCGTGCCGAGGCAGAAGGCCACCGGCTCGGCCTGGTGCCAGCGGGTGCGCTGATCCTAACAGCCGCAGTAGATACCCAGCATAACCGTCTCGAGCTGCTGGTTATGGGGTGGGGTGAAGGAATGGAACGCTGGACGGTGGATTTCCAGGTGATCCCTGGAGACCCAGCAGATGAGCGCACCTGGGCCTTGCTCGACGAGAAACTCAAGGGTCGATATCGCCATGTCAGCGGTGTGGATTTGTCCATCTGTGCCGTTTGCATCGACTCTGGTGGTCACCACACCGACGAGGTGTACCAATTCACCCGCCTGCGCCGCTGGCGAAATGTGCTGGCAGTGAAGGGATCCAGTCGGCGTGGTCGCCCCGTGGTGGCTCAGCGTCCTTCCAAGGTCGACGTTACGTCGCGCGGCCGTACAGAAAAGCATGGCGCCGAGCTTTGGATGATCGGCACCGACACGGCGAAGGACTGGATCTACAACCGCTACCACCTGGAAGAGGGGGCGGGTGCGCTGCATTTTTCGGCGGACTTGCCTGATGAGTTCTTCGACCAGTGCGTAGCGGAGCGCAAGGTAGTCCGCTTCGTGAAGGGCTTTAAGCGTATCGATTGGGTGAAGGCTAAGTCAGAGAGAAACGAAGGTCTCGACTTGATGGTTTACAACCTGGCTGCCGCCCAGTTCCTTGGGTTGCATCGATACCACGAACCCCAGTGGAGCAACCTGCGCGCGGCAGTAGGCCAAGGGAGCTTGTTTGGCGAGCGTGTTGCACCTGTCCCCAGTGCGGCAGACGACGAAGAGCCTTCCCAGGCTGAGCCGTCGCGCGCTGCTACGCCTGCTCCCCAGCCGGCGAAGACCGGCACCCGCCGCAGTTCCAGTAGCGGTTACCTGAAACGGCGTTGAGCCAAGACGAGGCCTGTATGACAACGGCACAAGAGCGTCTGGATAACGTCCGGGCGGAAATCGATGAAGTCCTGCGCAAAGGCCAGCGGCTTCGTAAGGGCGACCGTGAGGTGCAGCGCGCCGAGCTCGCGAGCCTGCGCATGCTGGAAGAACAGTATGCAAAACAGGCCGGCCGCGAGGCGGCCGCGAAGAACGGGCGACCGCGCATTACGCGGCTTTACCACGGGGGCAAAGGCATCTGATGAATCGCATCCGAAACACCCCCAAGCGCATCCGCAACAGTTACGAAGGCGCCGGTACTGGCCGCCGGGCCCAAGGTTGGGACGCCCCAGACGCCGCACTCAACGCCGTCGCGATCCCTGCTCTGCCAGCCTTGCGTAAGCGTGCCAGAGCCGCGGTGCGCAATGATCCGTATGCGTTCAGCGCTATCTCCAAGCGCGTAACCAACATCATCGGAACCGGTATCGTGCCGCGCTCGCAATTGGCCGATGCTGCTCAGCGCTCAGCACTGCACCAATTGTGGGAGGACTGGGTAGACGAAGCTGATGCTGACGACCGCTCCGATTTTTACGGCCTACAGGCGCTGGTATGTCGCATGGTTGAGGAAGCTGGCGAGTGTTTTGTGCGCCTGCGTCTTCGTCGCCCCGAGGATGGCTTAGCGGTTCCCCTGCAGCTGCAATTGCTGCCGGCGGAGTTCGTGCCGTTGGACAAGAACTTCAAAACCCGAGCTGGCAACACTGTGCGCGCTGGCATTGAGTTCAACAGTATCGGCAAGCGGGTTGCGTACTGGATGTACCAAAGTAACCCCGGAGACGCGATCTCGGCCGGGTACCGCTTCAACACCCTGCACCGCGTTCCAGCCGACCAGGTGCTGCATATCTATGAAGTAGTCGATGCCGGTCAACTACGCGGCATTCCGCGCTTGGCTCCGGTGCTGCTGCGTCTGCGTTCATTGGACAACTATGACGATGCGGTGCTGTTCAGGCAGGAAGTCAGCAACCTGTTCGCCGGCTTCATCAAACGCCCAGCATCGGAAGGCCCACCAGCGTTAGACCCGATGACAGGGCAGCCGGTCCAGGCCGACCGTGACGGTTCGCCGCTAGTCGCCCTTGAGCCTGGCTCAATGCAGGAACTGCTCGATGGCGAGGAGGTTGAGTTCTCTGACCCGCCGGATGCAGGCAATACCTATATCGACTTTATGCGGCAGCAACTACAGGCCGCTGCGGTGGGTGTTGAGCTGCCCTATGAACTGTTGACCGGTGATATGGGCGACATCAGCGACCGAGTGTTGCGCGTGTTGCTCAACGACTTCCGGCGGCGCATCGAGCAGCTGCAGTTTGCTGTTTACGTTCACCAGCTGTGCAGGCCCATCCGTGCTGCCTGGATGGACGCAGCAGTGCTCTCGGGCGTTGTCAGTCTGCCGGACTACGCAGCCCGCCGCCGTGATTACCTGCGCACCCGCTGGGTTCCGCAAGGTTGGACCTACATTCATCCCGTTCAAGATCCACAGGGCAAGATTCTGGAAATCCGCGCAGGCCTCACTAGCCGTAGCGAACAAGTGCTGCGCACCGGCTATGACGCGGAGCTCATTGACCAGGAGAACGCCCAGGACAATCAGCGCGCCGAAAAGCTCGGCCTCAACTACTCCACTGACACCGCCGACCTGGCACCCGAAAAAGAGGATCAGAAATGAAACGAATTCCAAGTGCGCTGGCTTTAGCCTGCGCCATGGCGGGGATGGCGGCGTGCACCATCGATCATCCCCGCATCATGAACAAAATCGGCGCTCCGGAACTGCAAGCCGAGCACTGGTATAACATCCGCGCAGTCGGTGAGGCCGAACAGAAGACCATTGAAATCTACTTCTACGGCGAGATCGGATACTGGGGAATCACCTCCGGCGACTTTATCCGTGACCTCAAGTCTAAGGACGATGGCACGTCACCGGTGATGGTTTTCTTTGACAGCATCGGTGGCGATCTCTTCGACGGCATTGCTATCCACAACACTCTCAACGCGCTGGGTGAACGTTGCACTGCTCGGATTGTGGGTGCCTGCTTCAGCGCCGCCAGTGTTGCTGCTTGTGGTGCGCATCGTTTGGAAATGGCCGACAACGCACTGTTCATGATCCACAACCCCTGGACGTTTATAGCTGGTGGCAGCGATGAGCTTCGGAAAATGGCGGACATGATGGACAAGGCGCTGGATGGCATTGTTGTCAGCTATCAGCGCCGCCCTTTGACAATTGATGAAGCGGAGCTTCGGCGTCTCATCAATGAAGAGACCTGGCTGACACCAACCGAAGCAAAATCGATGGGCTTCGTGGACGAAGTACTTGAGGGTAGCCTTCCTCAGGTTAGTAACAGTGCCCACGGCAAAATCCTCAATCGTTACCGAAATACGCCTCAGGCGGCACTGGATCTGGTCAGCAACCAACCGTCTGACCCGGAACCCGAACCCGCCTCGATCCCCCCGACTGATCCTGATCCGGAACCAGCCCCTGACCTGGTAGCCCTGGCTGCCCAGCTAACTGCTGATTGCCAGGCCGCCGGTCTAGCCAACGTTGCTCATGTGCTCATCAACGCCTGCGGTTTGAAGAGTGTCGGCGCTGTCCAGGCGGCGGTGAAAAACGCCATTGCTGTTCGCGATATCTGCGTGGTGGCCAAGCACCCCGGCGAGGCCGAGCAGTTCATCAAAGACGGCCTGAATGCCGATCAGGCCCGAGCCAAGCTGTTCGACAAGCTGCTCGCCAATAGCAACAAGGTTGAGCTCAACAACCACCCGCCGTTGCCGGATGACCCGGCGCCGACGCTCAACGCAGTAACCCCCAAGGCTGTCTACGCCAGCCGCAAACCCAATGCCTCGAAAGGAGCGCATCAATGAGCATCAAAACAGAAGGCGTGCACGCCGGTGAATTCCTCCTTTCGGAGGCCAATGGCGAACGCAGCCGCGCAAATATCACCATCAGTGCAGGTTCCGGCATCCTCGCGGCTGGCACGTTGCTGGCCATGCTGACTGCAGCTAACGCTCTGATATCCACGGCGCAGGCCGGCAATACAGGCAACGGCACGGTTGGTTCGGCCAGCGTGACCACGGCTGCCATCACCGGCACTTACGTTCTCGAAATTACCAGTACGGCAGCCAACGGCGGCCAGTTCGAAGTGACCAACCCGGTAGGTGTTGTAGTGGGCGTGGGCACTGTTGGTACAGCTTTCACCGGCGGCGGCATCAGCTTCACCCTGGCAGATGGCAGCACTGATTTCGCAGTGGGTGACGGCTTCAACCTGGCAGTCAAGGCCGGCCTCGGTGAGTACACCCCCTACGACGATGACGGCACCGACGATGGTCGTCGTACGGCCGGCGCCATCCTCTATGCGGGTGTCGACGCTACTGAGAACGACATTCTTGCCGCAGCCATCGTGCGTGATGCCGAAGTGATCGAGCGGCTACTCACAGGGCTGGATTCGCCCGGGAAGGCCGATTTGGCAGCGCTGGGTATCGTGGTACGCCCATAATCTTCAGAACCACCCCGACACCCTAAACCCCGCCTTTGCGGGGTTTGTCATTTCTAGGAGCCCATCATGGCCGAGATTTCCATTTTTGAAGACGAAGCGTTCGGCGTCGTTAACCTACTCACCGTCATCAACGAAGAACACGCGTTACCGGGGCAGATCGCTAGCCTAGGTCTGTTCGAGGAGCAGGGCGTTGCCAGCACCACGGTGCAGATTGAGAAGGACGGCAACGTACTTGCTCTGGTGCCCGCCGCCCCGCGTGGTGGTAATGGCTTAGCTGTCATTGGGGACAAGCGTTCGTTGATACCCTTCAACACCGTGCATCTGCCGCAGGTGTTCAAGATTCTCGCTGACGAAATTCAGGGTATCCGCGCGGTTGGTAGCACCACCGAACTGCAATCGGCCCAGGCAGTGGTTGCGCGTCGAGTCGAAAAGGCCCGCCGCCAGCTTGACCTCACTCACGAATTCCAGCGAATCGGTGCAACCGGTGGCAAGGTGTTTGATGCTGACGGCGAGACGGTTCTGCTGGATATTTACCAGCGCTTCGGCCTCGCCCGTCCTGCGGTGTACTCCATGGGGCTGGGCGTCCCTGACACGGACGTCTCTGAAAAATGCGTCGCTGTTCTCGAGGCCCAGGAAGATGCCTTGGGTAATGTCACCAGCACCGGGGCTATTGCCCTGTGCGGTCGCACCTTCTGGTCGAAGTTGATCGCGCATAAAAACGTGCGCGAAGCCTACCTGGCCAGCGAAGCAGCAGCGCAGTTGCGTGGTGACCGTCGTGCATCGTTCAGCTTCGGTGGCATCCTCTGGATGCGCTCGCTTGGCCGCCATGCCGGCGAAGGCTTTATCGCGGATGACCGCGCGCGCGTCATCCCAGAGGGAGTGCCAGAGTTGTTCATCAGCGCGTTTGCGCCGGCGGATTACATGGAGACTGTCAACACTGAGGGGCTGCCGTATTACACCAAGTTGGAGCGCATGCCGTTCGACAAAGGCGTGATGGGCGAGGCTCAGTCCAACCCACTGCACCTGTGCACCCGTCCGCTGGCGGTGCGCGAGCTGAAGATCTGACGTGGCCGGCTTCGGCGCGCTTATAGACGACATGGACGCAATGCTCATGTCGTCACTCAACGATGGCCTTGCCGATTACCTCAACGCCTCCGGTGCTGTATTGGCCGGGGGTATTGAGGTGATGCTCGATAAGGATATTGAGCGCGTGGACATCGTCAGCGGCATGGTGGACCGGTCTGTGACCATCACGGTTCGTCGCCACCTGCTTCAGCCGCTGGATCGTCAGGGGGCGTTTCGCCTCGATCCAGCTGAGTGGGGAGCTGACGGTAAGTCCTGGCACATCGACGGCATTGCCGAAGATGACGGCCACCTGATCACCTTCTATGTGAAGCCCTGACCATGCCTATCGATATGCAATCCGCCATCGTTGCGGAGGTGATCGCGCGCCTGGCTGCCGTGGATTCATTCGGCGGCCGGGTGTTCGAGGACAGCGTGCTGCGCGTTATCGACTCCGCTGATGACACCTTTCCGGATGACTTCATCGTCATCCAGCCAGGTACCACAGAGGAGGTGGAGCGCCAGGCCGGCGGTGGTGTTCGTGAGCGTGTGATCTTGAACATCACCTGCATTACCAAGCGCCGCGACTTTGCCGTGCACCTGCGTGCAGCCCGACTGGGCATCAAGGTCGTGCTGTCAGGTACCAAGGCAGGCCTTACCACCCAGGGCGTCCAGCTCGCAGCTTTTCAAACTGAAACCCCCATGCCGCCCGGCCAAGGCCGGAGCTGGGCCTGTCACGTGCTGCCTGTGCAGATTACCTACGTGCAACCCCTCAAGTGAGGACACCGTAATGCCCAAGATCACTATCACTGAGCCATTCAACTTCGCCTCGGGCGGGAAAGTGACTCACTACAAAAAAGGCCCTGATCAGGATGTGCCTCAAGCTGTTGCTGAGCATGCCATGAATCGCGGCTACACCCCGAAACCCAAGCCCAAAGCCGAAGCGCCAGCCGCAACGGCTGAAGCTGACAAGTAACCCGCCCAGCCAGGAGAGCTCAAATGCCTCAAATCGACCGCTCGTTTATTGGCGAGGGCATTCCCTATGCCCGCGCCTACCAGTCTCAGGATGCTTTTCTTGATCTTGGTAACTGCGATGTCTTCAACATCAGCTTCACCAGCGACCGTAAAACGCTGCGCAATTTCCGTGGCGGTGGTGGCAACCGCAACGTGCGTGAGCAAGTCACCGATGTGGCGTCCACCATTGGCCTGTATGACCTGACAGCGACCAACCTGGCGCGCGTCACGCGCTCCACAGTCGTTCCGGTTGCAGCAGGTGTGATCACTGCTGAGCCGCGCACCTGTGAGGGTATTGAGGGGGAGCTGATTCCATTCAAGCATCTGCCTGATATGTCGGCGCCGATCACCATCGTTACTGCAGCGGATGGTCCCTTGGTATCGGGTACCGACTACCTGCTTACTCCGCACGGTATTCTGGTTACAGGCAGTGGGGCTATTACTTCTGCCGGCATCAAGGTCAGCTACACCAAACTGAAGTCGAGCGCCGTGCAGATGCTCAATGGCAGTCAGGTGGAGTTGGAGATATTCATTGCCGGCCTCAACGATGCCCAGAGCGGTGAGCCCTACAGCCTGCACCTGCGCCGCGTGAAGTTCGGCATGCTGTCGGAGTTGCCGGTGTTCGGTCAGGAATACCTGAAGCTGGAGGGCCCGGCCGAGTTGCTGGCCGATCCGCTGGTGTTGAGCAACGACATCTCCAAGTTCTGCGAGATGAACATCGTCGATAAAGCGGCGTAATGCTGCGGGCCAGGGACGGCCCTACTCGTTGTGCTGGAATGCACTTTCTCGATAGATGCGTGTTGTCCCGTAGGTGGCACGTGCTGTGATTGCGGCAGCGAAGCCATTGGATATGGCCCGCTTGTTGTAGTGGTCGTTCGCTACGAAAAAACAGTCGGTATACCAGCCGTCATCAGAAGGGATGCCGCCTCGCGTCATTATTAGCTCGTAGCACTGTTTTCTCGATAAGCCGTTGAACGCGCCTGTGAAGTGGCAGAGCTTGCCGGCTATTGAGAGACCGGCCGGCGCTTGGTCAAATAGCTGCGGGTATATGTCGCCCATGGTTGGGAGGTCTTCTGATATCAGCCTTGAATAGCCAAAAAGCGTATCGCGCTCCGCGAATACGTTAGAAATAAAAATCAACAGATCGCGCTCGACTGCTGGTGTCCAGCAGTCGGGCTCTAGGGCGTCGCCCAGTGCGCGCTGCAGGGTGTTGTAAGGGAAGTAATCGAGGCGCGTGAGGGCGGTTAACGTAAGTTGCAATTGAGCCGCCCGGGCGGGCGTTATGCCGCCATCCGCAATTGCCATCATCGCCGCATCTTTGATCGGGCTGAAAAAATCGTCCGGTCGTTCCCAGCCGTAACGGTCGCTGACCGCCGCTTTAATAAGGGCTTTATCTGGTTTGGCAGAAGGCATATCCGATCCTTGGCCTAGTGGCTATTACTCCGGGTCTACGCCAAGTGGCCTGCTGCCCTTGCGTAAAGGTTTTTTACTAGTAGGTGAAGGCTTATGGCCTCTGCGCTCAAAAGTGAGGCTTGCAAGAAATTGATCAAGCGCAGCCTGAATGTCCTCTTTGCTGTAAAGCTCTTTTACCTCTGGGCGCATCTCGGAAGTGAAGGCCTCGTATTCCACTGAGTCGGCGGGGAATGAGGCTTCCAGACGCGCCACGATCTCCGCAGTAGTCGAACGTTTATTTTGGGCGGCAGCCTCTTCAAGCTTTTTTTTCAGCTCGGCCGGCATACGGAAATTCACTTGGGGATCAATTCTGCTCATAGGGGCGAATCATGCAGCACCGTGTTATTGACGGCAACAAAGCACGGTGCTTTAATTGTTCAAACAAAGCACGGTGCTTGGAGGTGGTAAGTGAGCAGGAAAGACCCACAGGTTGTGGTCAGGTTGCCAGATACTCTGAAGGAGTGGCTCAAGTGTCAGGCGGTAGTAAATCACCGCAGCCAGAACGCAGAGATTGTGTTCAGGTTAGAACAGGCCAAAAAACTTGAGGAGGCCGCATGATCGGCGCAAAAGAAAAAGCCCCGACGGGCGAACGTCAGGGCTTCGGTGTAAATCATTTCGAGGCGATTCACATGGGAAATACTACGGCGGTACGTGCCGGTGCGCAACAGTTGGTGCGCGTGTTTACTGGTCAGATTGGAACGCTGGCAATGCAGGTATGCGACGGACGAGAGCTGCACGCGTTCCTGCAGGTTGGTCGTGACTTCAGTACTTGGATGCCGGCCCGGATCCAAAAGTTCGGTTTTGAGGCTGGTAAAGACTATTCCCCCGTTTTGGGGAATAGGGTGGATGGCAGCGCTGGCAAGCCCCGAACCGACTACCACCTCTCTATCGACATGGCCAAAGAGCTGTCGATGGTGGAGAACAACGAGCAAGGCCGCATGGCTCGCCGCTACTTCATCGATATGGAGCGCAAGGCGTTGAGCCAGCCGGTGCTGTCTGCGTCGGAGCAGTTCGAGCGCATCACCCATGCATTCCGTGGTTCGCGTGTCGAGTTTCTGGTTGATGGTCCGCATGTGTGGGTCAAGGCCAGTTGCATCACCACGGCGTTGGGGCTGGGCAGCTCTGACCGCATTACCCGTACCCTGGCAGATAGCCGCAAGGTCTATCGCCTACGTGGCCAGCAAAAGCATGTATTCATCGACCCAGCAGCCGCATTGCGCGCTGCGGGCTATGTTCACGAGAGCGAAAAGGCCAAGGCCTGGGAGGAGTGGTTGACCGGCGTGCTGAAAACCTTCGGCAACGGTGTGCAGAAGGCAGCGTTGGCCGAGGCCCTGGTGCCAGCGCATACCCCGGTTGAGCGTTACGGCCTGGAGCAACTGCTCGATACCAAGATGCTGTTCAGCCTCGACGAACAGGGCAGGGCGCAGGTGAAGCCGATCCCGCCCGGTGCGCTGATCGTCACCCCGGAGCGGCTGGCTGAAGTGCTGCGTGATCCGTTCACGGTGCCGGTAGAGTACCTGCCGAACCTGATGCAGGTCATCGCCGCCCGCATGGGAGCCGTGTTCCAGCACGCTCTGCCCGCTCGATAATTCATCGCTTTGCCGAGAACCCAGCCAGGTGCTGGGTTTCGGTGTTGGAGCTGTGAAGATAGATGCCCTCCAGGTCCATAGGGAGGGAGTAGATTTCCTAAAAACCCGCCTCGGCGGGTTTTTTATTGCCCGGAGCAAACCGCGTGAGCATTAAAGACCGCCTGATTCAGTTTGTGCTGCGTGGTAAAGATGAGCTTTCGCCCGAAGCCAAAAAGAGCGCCGAAGCGTTGGCTGCGGTCAGCGCCGAGGCTGAGGAACTGGGTAAGGTTCTCGACTCAGCCAAGGATGCCCGCGGCCTGGCCCGTGGTTTGGAGACCACCCAGCGCGCCGCTGAACGTGCTGAGCGCGGGTTGGTGCAGGCTGACCTGCAAGTTAAAGAGTTGCGCGATGCCCTGAGCAAAGCTCCAGGTTCTGCGGGTTTGGAACAGTCGCTGAAGGAGGCCGAGCGCGAGGCCCGGCGGATGCAGCGCGGGCTCGACAGTCTGCGTGAAAGCTTGGCTGAGCAGGAAAGTGCCGCCCGCGCTGCGGGCATTGATACCAACAACCTGGCCGATGAAGAAAAGCGCCTGGCTGCTGAGGTCGATAATGCTAAGGCGGCGCTGGACGCCAATAGCCAGCAGCTCAAGGTTTTACAGCGTGAGCACGCTGCTGCTGGCCGTGCAGCGGCTGAGCAAGCATCTAGGGTTGGCGGTGTCCGCGAGGCAATGAGTCGTGGCACCAGGCAGGTGCTGGCCTTTGCTGCCGCCTATATCTCGCTGAATGCTGCCTTCGGTCTAGTGCAGCAGGGGCTCAACTTGGTTCGTGACGGCATCTATTCGATGCTGGGTACTGGTGACCAGTTCGAGCTGCTTGATAAGCGCTTAGCTTCGCTGATGGGTAGTGTGGCGGGCGGTGAGCAAGCCACTGCCTGGATCAAGAAATTTGCCAAGGATACGCCGCTGGAGGTGGCGGATGTTGCTGAGGCGTTTGCGCTGCTGAAGTCCTATGGGCTAGATCCAATGGACGGCAGTCTGCAGGCCATCGTCGATAAGAACGAGCAGCTCGGCGGCGGTATGGAGCGCTTGCAGGGTATCGCCTCGGCGCTGGGCCAGGCCTACGCCAAACAGAAGTTGCAGACCGAGGAGATTCTGCAGCTGGTAGAGCGCGGCGTGCCCGTGTGGGGCATGCTGGAAAAGATCACCGGCAAGAACGCCGAGCAGTTGAGCAAGCTGGCCACTGAGGGGCGGCTTGGCCGTGATGTGATCAAGGCACTGGTGGCCGAGATCGGAAGAAGTGCCGATGGTGCTGCAGCAGACGGGATGAATACCCTGACCGGCAAGGTCAGCAACCTTAAGGATGTGTGGGCAGATTTTCAGACCCGGGTGGCCGAATCGGGTGCGCTGGATTTCGCCAAGAAGAAGCTAGGCGAACTCGCCACCACCATCGATGAAATGGACAAGGATGGGCGGCTGGATAAGCTGGCCGAGTCACTGAGTGAAGCGTTTATTCAGGGTGCTGAAAAGGCCGAAGAGTTCGCCAAAAAGCTGCTTGATGTCGACTTCGACAAGCTCACCGAAGACAGCACGCGCTGGCTAAATGAGTTTGGCTCCAAGCTTGATAATGCCGCGCGCGCGGTGACTCTTGTGACAGCACCTGTGAGGGTGTTGACCAACGTAGTAACCGGCGGTATTGCAGCCATCGGTGTTGCCTCTGGGGCATTGTTTGGCAGCTCATTCAAAGCGCTGGCTACGCTAGCCAGGCTTATCCCGGATGCGTTTGGCGGTGAAGTTGTAGTTGCAGGCCTTGAGCGTGCCAGTGAAACCGCATTTGGTTTGATGCGGACTATGGCCGTGCAGGTTGCCCAGGACGGGCGCGATATCGCTAGTACCTGGGATAGCGTTGCAGCAGCAGCCGAAGGCAGTGCCGCGCGCCAGTCTGCCGCCGCACGCCGCGCGGCGGATGAAACCCGCCAGGCGATGCAGCAGAACGGTGAGGATATTGCTTCGTTCTTCCGCCAGAACATAGCCACTCTGGAGCAGGCGCTTGCTGCAATAGCATTTTCTGAGACCACTCAGGATCTGGCTGAGATTGAAGCAGCATTGCTTAGTTCGGCGCTGGCAGGTGATGAGCTTGCATTGGCTATGACAGCTCTGGCGCAGAAGCGGGGCTTTGTTGATGTTGGACAAGCGATAGCCAGTTCCGCTGAAACTGCTCAAATTGCATTGACTGACATGGCCAGCGCCCTGCAGTTAATCGATACCGCCAGCTCCGTCCAGCAGCTCGAAGGCCTGCGCGGTGCGCTGCTCAAAGCGTTTCAGGATGGGCGCATCACCCAGGAGCAGTACGCCCAGGCGACCGGCTTGCTCAATGGCAAGTTGGGTGAGCTGGGTGGCGCTGCGGATGATACGGGTGACGCGCTCTCAGGCCTGAGCGATGAGTTCGGCGACATGGCCAGCATCATGCGCGGCGTCAGCAGCGCTATGAATGAGGTCGATTTCAATCGGCTGCGCACCGGCATTCGCAAGGCCTACGGTGACGGCAAAATCAGTGCGGCTGAGTTCTCAAAGGCGCAGGCCGAGCTGAACAAGCGCGTTGCTGAACTAAAGCCTGCGGCGGATAAAGGGGCTCAGGCACTAGGGAGCCAGCGCAAGGCCATTGATGAAAACATGCAATCGGCGCGGCGCGGCATCGCAGATGTTGGTGATGCAGCTGAGGGCGCTTCAGGGGGCGTAGATTTTTTCGGGGCGGTGCTGACTGCTGCTCGCACCCCTTTGGCCAACATGAGCAAGGCCGCTCTTGAGGCGTTTGATGCGCTGCGTGGTATCAAGAATACGGATATCTCATTGGATACCAGTAGCGCTGAGAAAACGGGTGAGGCGCTTGCCCGGGTGCGTGAGGAAGCGCTGGGCTTGCAGGCTGAACTTGGTCGCTCTGGCAGCCGTGCCAGCGGTTTTGGCATCTGGATGCGCGAAACCGCCCTGCGCAGCCGTGAGGTGCAGGCTGAGTTCTTGGCGCAGAAACTGCGGCTGCAGGAGCTGACTGAGGGTTACAGCTCCGGTGCGCTGTCCGCTGCTGATTTTGCTCGGGGCGCGCGTTCGGCAAAGAATGAGCTCACGCTGTTGGATGAGTCTGACCTCAGCAGTTTGGAGTCGTCCATCGAAAGCGCTGAGCAGCAGATGAAACAGCTCGGCGACTCAAGCCGCAGCACCCTCGAAAGCCTGCAAGATGAGCTGGACAAGCTTGAGGGGCGTGAAGCTGATGCAGAGCGCCGCCGTTTTGCAGCACGCCAGCGCGAGCTTGAGGTGCAGCTGGACGCCGCGCAGGCCGCTGGTGATCGGAATGCAGTGGCCAATGCTCAGCGGTCCATCAGCGTGCTGCGGCAGATTGAGGCAGCCACCGCGCAGAAACGACAGCAGGACGAGCAACAGAAGCGCCTGACGGCAGCTGCACCTGCGCCGGCAGCTGCTGCGTCTGGCCCGCAAAAGGTTATCCGCCTGGAAACAACCCGGGGCAAAGCTGTGGAAGTGGCCGTGAATTCTGCTGCTGATGAAACCAACCTGCTCGGCATTCTTGAGGAAGCTGGAATGAGGACGCTTTGATGGCATTAACTCTGGACAGCATCGACCTAGCGGACAACCCCGACTTGGCCGGCGAGCAAATGGAGTGGATGGACGAATGGGAGTGGGACCCAGTAGAGCAGGTGCAGGATCGCAGCCTTACTGGCGCGATGATCTTTCAGGAAGGTCTGAAACTCTACGGGCGGCCAATCACCCTGAGCAGCAATGGCGGCGCGTGGTTCACGCTGGCCAAGGTGCGTGAGCTGGAAGCGAAGGCCGCGATACCTGCGGCAGTGATGCTACTCACGCTGCCGACAGGTGATCAGCATTACGTGACCTGGAATCGTGCTGCCGGCCCTGCCGTTCAGGCGCAGCCTTTGTTCCGCGAGGTTGCGCCGGCCGCAGATTGGCTGCACGAACTAACCCTGCGGCTGATCACGGTGGCGCCGCCGCCTGCACCGCCCGCCCCGTAACACACCCACCTTTTCTAGCCCGCCTCGTGCGGGCTTTTTTATGCCCGGAGATTGGCATGGCGATCAACCGCACTGATGTGAAATTGCTGAAGTCTCAGCGCCTGACTGATGAGGATGATGGGGGCGGTCGCGCTACAGGCGCGGCGGTGATTGATGGCGAGGTAAACAACCTGTTCCCCGATATCAGTCGTCTGGACCGAGCCACTGGCCGCATCAACCTGCGCAAAGTGTTTGCCGGCGTGATGACCAGCAACAGCGATGCCTACCTGGGCACGCATGGCATCGTGACGCAGCCGCCTGCAGATCCGCGTGTGAGCGTGCTGCTGTTCAATACCGGCAGCCAGACTGATGTGCGGGCCAATGCGCGTGATGCCATTGAAAGTTACGTGGCAGCGGCCTCGGCGGCGCAGTTTGATTTGCTGGGTACTCAGCTGGCAGGGCAGCGTGCGATTGCCTGCGTGCAGCGTGAGGATCGGCGCGTGCCTGAGGTGGGCGATGTGTTCCAGCTGGTGACCGCCTCCCATCAGCAGTACGTGCGGTTGTCTGGGGTTGAATCGCGGCTTGAGCAATTCACCTTCGACTATGGCAACGGCAACTTTGTGAACTTCACCCTGCGCCGGCTTGATCTATCCATCACCGCGCCGCTGCTCAATGAGTTTCCGGGTGGTCAGCCCAGCCCTGCTGGCACCAGTTCCACCAGTTTGGATGGCAAGACAAAGGCCCGCGTGCTGAGCACGCAGATTGCCGATGCAGCGCGCTATTTCGGGATCAGCCCATTGGCTGAGGCCGTTGCGCAGGGCGCGCTCAGCCTCAAGGTTAAATCGGTCTACAGCCAGTTGGTGCCGAGCACCACCAAGGAATCACCGCTGGTTGATGTGCTGGGTGGCTATCAGCGCCAGGTGTATATCGCGGCTGGCCCCGCGCGAAACATCAGCCTGACAGTGGCGGCCGGTGCTGTGGTGGGTGAATCGCGTACCTTCCTGGGTACTGGCTGCGCGCCGGGTTCGCTGACGCTTACGGTCAACGGCGGCACCTATGCCGATGACAGCAAGGGCGGCTTGCGCTTTGTCAGTGGAAGCAACTGGATGAGCAGTGGCCGGGTGGATTACCAGACCGGTGAGCTGACGCTGATCCGCACTGGCAGTAGTTTGGCCGGTAGTGGCAGCGCCACCTATAGCCCAGGTGCTGCGGCCACTGGTGAAACCATCACTGGTGAAATTGAGGTCACGCTGGGCAACCGTGGTTATGTGTACACGCTGAATCTGTCTGGCGCAGTGCCGCGTCCCGGTACCTTGTCTGTGAGTTTTATGGCGCTGGGCAAGTGGTATGAGCTGCGTGATACCGGCGCCGGCCTGCTGGTGGGTGAGGGTGCGGGCACCGTGATCTTTGCCACGGGCAGTGTATCGCTGACCCTTAACGCGCTGCCTGATGTGGGTAGTGCGTTGATCTATAGCTACATCAGCGCCGCCGACAACGCCATTGTGCAGCGCGCGGGCGGCAGCGTGACGCCGATACTTGAGGTGCGGCATACCCTGCCTGAGGGCGGTGTGCTGCCTGGCTCAGTGTCGATCAGCTTCACTGCCGGAACGCCTCGCACCCTGACTGACAACGGGCAGGGTGTACTGAGCGGAACCGGTGGCAGCGGCACCATTGCCTATGCAACAGGTGAAGTTGTGATGCTGCTAAGCGCCACCCCAGCCAGCGGCATTGTGTACAGCTATGAGGTGGGCACAACGCTCAGCAGCCCGATCAACGTGAGCAGTGACGGCAGCGGCATGGCCAGTTTCACGTTGCCGGGTGCGCCATTCAAACCGGGTAGCGTGCGGGTGGATTGGCTGACTACTCAGCGCCAGGCCGCGCCGGCTGTTAACTGGTCTGTGATCGAAAGCGGCAGCTCGCTGCCTGTTTACGATGGCCAGCGCGATATCGCCCAGGCCGCGAATGATAATGGTGCAGGCGGTTGGCAGGGTGGTCGGGTTGGCACCATCAACTACACCACCGGGGCCTGCACCCTGCAGGTGGCTCAGCTGTATGACTACAAAGAGCACACCTACACCCGCGTGCGTACCTCAGCGTTTGGCGCCACTGAGCCGGTGCTGGTCACCACCAATGTGCCAACTCGTGAACAGTTCGGTGGCACGCTGACAGTGACCGCGCAGGCGACAAGCGTGAGTGCCACGCCGCAAACCAGCAGCCAGGCGCAGCCGCCGATTACGGTGAACCTGTTGCCGGGGGTGGCTGAGGCGATTGTGCCGGGTTCGTTGTTGTTCAGCTGGAACGGTTCGGTGTACTGCGACCGCTCGGGGATTCTTTACCGGGACGTGGCCACCAACACCAACGGTGGTGTGGCTGTGGGTACGGTCAACTATGCCGCCCGCACGGCCACCCTCAGCAGTTATGGCGGCAACGCCAGCGGGGCTGTGTCGGTGCTGGCCTGCCTCACGGCGGCCGTTGGGTTTAGCGTGACCTCGGTTACCTTCAGAACACCAGGTGCACCGCTGCGGGCTGGCAGTATGCAGCTCACCGTGGTGCGCACGGATACTGCTGAAGTGGTCACGGCCTCGGCTGGGCTGAACGGGGATTTTGCCAGCGGCATCATCCATGGTCGTGTTGATGCGAGCACGGGCATTGCGCGGCTGGTGTTCACCTCTGACCCCGACGACGACACGGGCGCCAGTGATGTACCGGTGATCCCGCTGCTGCTGCGCTACAACGCCGTGGTGCAAACCCGCCTGCCGCTCGATGCAAAGCTGCTGGGGTTGGACCCGGTGCGACTGCCCTCTGATGGGCGTGTGCCGATCTACCGCGATGGCGATTTGTTGGTGATTCACCACACCGCCGAAACTGCGGTGGCCAGCCCTGTGCCAGGTGGCACGGTGTCGCTTGCGCGCCAGCAACAGCAGGACATTGAAGTGGTTGATGGCAGCGGAGTGGTGCTGCGTGCCTCCTCTTTCACCGCTGACCGCGTGTTGGGCACGGTGACCTGGGCAAACCCACTGGTGATGCAGGATGAGGAAGGCAACCCGGTAGGCCTGCCGCTGATCATTCGTGATCGTGTTGAGCACATGACGCTTTGCACCGAGGTGCAGATCACCGGATTGCTGGGCCTCAGCTCGCCGCTGCCGTGGGATCTGCCTGCCGATGAAACCCAGGTGTCGAGTGCTGTTGCCTGGGGTGACCTGCAGGCGCGGGTGCATAACTGGTTTACCCAGCAGACTTGGAGCCAGGGCGCGCCGAACTGGACGGATGCGCCAATCGGCAACACCACAACCGCGCAATACAACAGCCTGACCTACCCGCAGCTCATCACCAACGCGGGCGGTATCGATGGTCGCTGGGCATTGGTGTTCACCAGCTCCACCGCTTTTCAGGTGGTTGAGGAAAAGCTGGGGGTTATCTCCACGGGCACCATCAGCAGCGACTGCTCGCCCGTGAACGCCCTGACCGGTGAGCCGTATTTCACCATCCGCTTTCAGGGCTGGGGCTCCGGCTGGGCTGCGGGTAATGCGGTGCGGTTCAACACCGACTCGGCCCTTGGGCCTATGTGGGTGATCCGCACGGTGATCAGCGGGCAGGGCACGGTGGATGATGACAAGTTCGAGTTGCAGATCAGGGGGGATGCAGACTGATGGCTACCGTCTATCACCGCGATGACAGTGGGGCGCCTACTTTTGCGTTCTCGACCAGCGGCACAAGCAGCGCGCACTTTGCTGCACTGAAGACGATCCTCAAGGCGTGCTTGGTGTCTGGCTACGGTAGCAAACCCGCTGCCGGCTGGGCACTGATCGCTGAAGGTGATCGGTTTCTGGTGCTGCGCAACGGGACCTCAAGCGGTTTTGTGTGCTTTACCTGGGTTGCTGCGACCTCGTATTTCATCATTCACCTTGCCGCGACATTCACGGGTATGTCCGGTGATGTGATGACGGGGGCTGGGCTTAAATCGGGAACGGATGCGTCGGGCAGTGCCAACCAGCACCGTATGTGGAACTCGGTTCTGGCGAACTCATCGGCCAATAGCACTTGGTATCTGGTGGCGGATAACAAGACTTTTTACTTCCAGGGAAGTGGAGGTTTCAGTCTGTTTGAGTATGCGGCCTCGGACTTTGGTGCGATGAACCCGCTTTATGTCGGAGAGGACAGCGCCGGTAATTTCATAGCCATGGGTGGGCAGAACACAAACAGCACTCAGCCTCGGGCCTACTTTGGGCCTGAGGGAGTAACGGTACTGCGTAACCCTGCAACCGGATTGCTGGTTGATACCGGGTCAATTGCTGTTGTGGCACCTGGCCTTCGCTTGACTGCCAACGCCAATACCGGCGTTGCCTCGCTCGGTGCCGCACACATCGTTCCTCTTCTTGAGGCACCTTTGTGCCCTGTTAGATGGGGGGCTTCGGTGCTAGCTGGGCGGTTACGTGGCCAGGCGCTTTGCCCTTTAGTGTCGATGTATTTCCCTTCGCCAGCGGCTCAGAGCCTGGGGCATGTTGGGCCGCTGAACTCTCGAAATCTGAACACGCCCCTGCCGCTAGGCGGTGCGTACACGTATTTCATGGGCGTCGCTTTTGACGGCTCACCCACGCGAATCGTGACAAACAACCCGGAGTTCTGGTGATGGCGACAGCATCGGTTGCGTTGGTTTTGGCGCTGCCTGTTGTCGTGCCCCCGCGTGCAACGCTGAAGTTTCGGGTATTGCGCGAGGGGGTAGTGACGCCAGGGGTTAAGACGCTGTTTCTGTATCGCGGGTGGGGCTCGGTAGCCACGTTGGCGATGGTGTTCCAAACGCTCGATGGCGAATGGACCCGCGCCGAGCAGTTCGACCTTGCCACGCTGCTGGCACAGGGGGAATGGTTGGTGGCCGGTGAGGATCTGGCAGCGCCACGCAGAACGCGGGCCACTTACCTGGCGTTCACCGAATCAGCAGAACTGACCTTTGACATCACCTCTGGCGAGGGCGGGGTAGTCGGCGAACCGGCGACCCTGGCCGCGCAGGTGCGGGTGGATCAGCAGCCTGCAGGGCGTGAGGTGGTTGTGATCGAGCGGCCGCTGGATGGTCAGTGGCGTGTGGCAGGGTACGGCCTGACTGTTGATGGTGAGGCTGAGCTGGAGCTTCGCGTTGCTGGTGGGCTTTGCTATGCCGTGGCGCTGGATGATTGGGGCGTGCTGTATAGCCCCACCCTGGCCGTCACCGTTGGGCAAACCATCCGGCCAACGCTGTTCACCGGCTGGCTGTACCGCATTACCGAAGCCGGCACCCTGCCGGCAACTGAGCCTGAGTGGTGGCCAGCCGATGGCGATAACGCGGCGCGCCTGATCGGCACTGCTCGCGCCATTGCAGTTCGCTACTACGCACCCATTGGCCATGGGCCTGTGCCTGTTGAGGTGATTTGATGCTGACAATGCGAGTAGGGGGCAGCTGGTCTACAGCGCGCCCAGCCTCAGCGCGGCCGGCTGCTTTGCCTTGGGACGGCACCACGCCGCTGGTGGTAGAGGCTCAGGCAGTCTGGCGGCGCGCAGTGGGGCATGACCTTGAGGCTGCAGCTGGTTGGAGTGCGGTGCCGGCCAGGGATCGGGAAAGCATTCAGGGGTGGGGCCTGGCCAGCGCGGCTGATTGTGAGCAGCTGGCTGGCCTATGGGGCGCGGTGCCGGCGAAGGATTGCGGGGTGGTGGGGCGTTGGGATCACACCATCAGGCCGCGTGATGTGCGCTTGCGGCTGATCTACAACCCGATGCCGGCGCGTAAGGATGTAGAGGTGGGCTGCCCTAGTCGGCGGGTCGACGATTATGGGCCACGGCGTAATGCAGCAGCGGCAGTGCAGGCCAGCTTGTATGTGCCTGGGCCTGGCCCGCTGGCATTCAACTTTGGTGGGCGTCCGTACTTCCCGCCCACCTCGCCGTTGGTGTTCTTCAGCTTTCAGTACACACCGCCTGCGCCGCGTATTCAGCCGGTTGATAGTTCCAGCCGGGTGCGTTGGCAAGATGCGCGCCGGCTGAGTGCACTGGCGCGGTTGCCGTGGGGCAGGGCGCGGGTGCTCGATGGCCCGCTGACCGGCATTGAATATGTGGACTACCCCGGCCCGGTCAAGCCGCTGCCTGAGCCGCCTACCGATCCAACCATTCTGGATACCTACATGATTGCCAACACCGTCAACCTGGTGGTGCTGCCAGCGCGCACGCCCATTGAGGCAAAGAATGTGCGCATTGGCCTGGATGCCGACAGCTTTAGCTGGAAGTTCAGCGCCGACATTTTCACCAAGGCCGCGCTCGACCTGGTGGCACCTGGTGAGGATGGCGCAAAAGAGATCGAGCTGGATATCAACGGCTGGACGTGGGTGCTGCTGGTGGAAGGTTACAGCCGGCAACTCAAGTTTCCGACCGAGGCTTACAGCATCAAGGGGGCTACGCGCACTCAGCTGCTAGCCGCGCCTTACGCGCCGCTGCGCACAGGGCTTAACGCTGCGCCGATCACCGCGCGGCAGGCGGCGACGGAGCAGCTGCTGTTCACAGGCTTCAGCATCGTTTGGGACGCAGAAACTGTGGGGCCGGCTGATTGGACGTTCCCGGCCGGCGCGCTGAGCTATCAGAGCCAAACGGCTATGCAGGTGATCGCCCGTATTGCTGAAACGGTTGGAGCGGTAGTGCGGCCGGCGCGTGCTGCTGATGAGCTTGAGGTGCGTCCGCGCTACCCGGTGCCGCCATGGGAGTGGGGACAGATCGATGCGCCGATTGATCGCATTATCCCACCTGCAATGATGACCGCACTCGGCGGGGAGTGGACGCCGCAGCCGGCCTGGAACGCCTGCTACGTGTCCGGCACCAGCCACGGTGTATCGATGCTTGTGCGTCGCGCTGGTACGGCGGGTGATAACCCCGCACCGGATGTGTTCGATGACTGGATCACCGGGCAGGAAGCCAACCGAGCGCGCGGTGTGCATGAGCTGAGCAAGGGCGGGAATATCGAAATTGTTGGCGTCTCAATCCCGCTGTTCCCGTTTGCGGATGACCACGGCGTTGGCTTGGTACTGCCTGCCCAGCTCTGTCGGGTGCCAGAGGAAAGCGGCCCGTGGGTTGGGCTGTGCCTGGCCGTGGATATAGCAGCTGAGGGCACTGGCGCAAGCCGGGTACAGCAGCAGCTCCGGTTAGAGAGGCACTTTTAATGGCTACTGTTAACCCTTGGAAGCGCTTTATCGGCCTGCTGCCTGGCGGCGTACGCACGGTGGCCACGGTGATGAGCATCAACACCAGCGCTGGTATCAGTGAGGTGGAGCTGCGCACCGGCACGCGAGTGACGGTGCGGGGTGTTGATGTGGCAGTGAGCGGTAAGGCCTACATCGCCGATGGGGTGATCACCGGCCCGGCGCCGGATTTGCCGCACTATGACGTGGATGTGTAGGCGGCTGGGCTATGCTGATGTGGCCAATGACGGCCACCACGCACAAGGAAGCGCCATGCTCAATCCGCTATCAGCTGCATCCCCAAGGCCACGCCTGAGCCAAATACTGCCTCTGACTCTGATCGGAACCTTGCTGTACCTAGGTGGCCTATGGGTTGGCTGGGAAGCCGCAATGGAAATGGAGCCAGTACAGGTCAGCTTTGTATGTGAGGCGCCACCTATCTGATGGTGGCAGCCCAATAACCCAAGCCCGCCAAGTGCGGGCTTTTTGTTGCCTGGTTGTTCTCTAAACCAGGGAGTACAGCCGTTCGGCTTCAAGCCTCAAGCGGGCAGATATCTCCCTGATCTCGTTATAGACCGCCAGCCGTTCCTCGGCCGTGAGTGGTTCACCGGCTAGGTCTGCGGGCGTCAGCTCAAAGTCGACCAGCGCCTCTGCTGCAAAACGGTTTGCCAGTGCCTTTGCCAGCACCTTGCTGGGGAATTTGCTGCGCATAACTACCTCGATCAAACGCCAGCACTATGCCGGCTCACTATGTGGAGACCCCATGGACATCACAGAACAACAATTGCTCCACATCATGCCAAACGCCCGCCGATCAGCGGGCGTTTTTGTACCTGCAATTAACGCCGCCGCCAAGCGCTGGCAGTTCGATACGCCTAAGCGCATGGCAGCCTTCCTGGCCCAGGTAGGGCATGAGTCCGGCCAGCTGCAGTGGACGCGCGAGCTTGGCAACAACGCTTACCTGGCCAAGTACGACACCGGGCCGCTGGCTGCCAAGTTGGGCAACACGCCTGAGCCCGATGGCGATGGCCAGTTGTATCGCGGGCGTGGGCTGATCCAGATCACCGGCCGCTTCAACTATCTCAAATGCAGCCTGGCCCTGTTCAGCGATGAGCGCCTGCTGCGTGAACCGCAGCTGCTGGAGCAACCCGAGTGGGCAGCGCAGTCGGCTGGCTGGTTCTGGTGGATCAAGGAACTGAACACCCTGGCCGACCAGGGCCGGTTCACTGATATCACCCGCAAAATCAACGGCGGCCAGAACGGCGCAGCAGATCGCCGCGAGCTGTGGCTGCGGGCAAGCAAGGTGCTGGTATGAGCATCGTTGATCTGATTCCCGGTTCACCGCGCACCTGGTTGCTGGGCGCATTGCTGATTGTGGTGTTCGGCGCCGGCTGGGCTGCCAACGGCTGGCGGCTGGGTGAACAACTGGCGATGGCTGAGAAAACCCACAGCGACACGCTGGGCGAGCTAGCCCGGGCGGCTGCTCGCCAGGTGAGCGATCAGTTGGGTGCTCGCGTGGAGCTTGAGAAGCAGCTGGCCGACCTAGATTCAACCAAACACAAGGAACTGACCGATGCACAGGATGAAAATGAGCAGCTGCGGCAGCTTTACTCTGGCGCTGATAGTGATCGTAAGCGGCTGCGCATCGAAGCCCGAATTGCCGCCGCTGATCTCGTCGTGTCCAAAACCACAGGCAGCAGCGGCTTGGGCGATGGAGCCAGCGTCGAACTCAGTGAAAGAGCTGGATCAGCTGTTTGGGATATCCGCGCCGGAATGATCCGCGATCAGAAGAAACTCGAGTACCTGCAAGGCTACGTCCGGACGCTGACCGGCCAGACCGCTACAACCCCGTAATCCCTCCGTAAGAAAAGAGCGACCCGCCCAGGTGTTACAGCACCCGGGCAGGCCACTCGACCCGCAGCCATTCCTGCAAGCCAAGCCAAGGCTCTCACTCCGTGCACGAAGCGGGGGAGAGCCTAGCACCTGTTTATTTATACAGTAAAGGTTTGCATTCT